TAGGGTTAGTTGTCAATGTCAATGTCAATGTGATTAAGCTTCTAAGAGTTATCTCAGGGTATGTCAATAGGAAATACCCAATTATTTTTAATTATGATGATATTTAATAAAAGTATTAATAATTGAGCACAGATAGGGATATCATCAGGGATATCATCAGGTATTAACATCAGGGATATCATCAGGTAGGTCTAAATGGGTCATCTAGTGCGAGAGACCTAGAGGTATGCTAATGGTGACCTAGAGGTGGGCTAGAGGTGCCCTAAAGGTATGCTAAAGGTGTCCTTAATGTGGTCAAACAGATAAGCAGATAAACTGTCAAAATTCTGACGCGTCAACTATTTGACACCTATTGGAGACCTAAGTGTTCCTATTTGGGACCTAAGTGTTCCTGTTGGAGACCTAAGTGTTCCTGTTGGAGACCTAAGTGTTTCGCTGAGAGGAACAGCAAACAGATAAGCGGACAGTGAGGGTAACACGCTCCACCCCATTCGTAACACGCCTAGCACACCTACAGGACCATCTAGTAGCACGATTAGAGCACATTTAGCCTCCCTTGTAGCACGCCATAGGGCAGCAGCAGGGTAAATAGCTGGAATCATTAAGGGTATTCATCAGGGTAGGTCATCAGGAGGGGCCACGGGGGAACGCCAGGATCGCTCATACCTTAGGTGACCTCTCCCATTTTTCTCCAATTTTGAGAACCTTATGTACACCTATCGCCCATTATGACCACCTAATGACCACCTCAAGTATACCCAATGACTACATATACATACATACATCTATTTCCTTCACTTATAAGGAATCATCAGGTATACCTAAGGTTTATATAACAGTTCTCTATACTTATTAGTTACCCACCGATAGTAGCATTAGTAACAGGATCACTAAATACATCAATAATAGTGTTGATAATAGGAGCAAACTTATTAGCACTATCAACAATACTCTGGAAGTCCACTCCAGCCTGAGTTCCAAACACAATAGCCACAACAGCAGCAACAATAGCTACAGTCTTCTTAGAGGGCTTATACTTCTTAAAATCAATATCCTTAATAGACATAATACTATCTCCTTTCCCTTTGGGAGTCTTAGGGTTAAAACATTAATAATGATAAATAACAAAGTTACCGTTTAACAGTTCCATCTCTAGCTTTTCTACGTATCTCGTCCAAGGTCTCGGTAGCTGATCTCTTAATAGACCAATGAGGAGCGTTATCGTCAAACTCAGTATAAGTTACTCCACCTATGTTAGCAGTTGTAGCTCCCATAAGAGAATCCATAGCTTGCTCTAACCAATCCTCAGTAACACTCTCAATCCCCTTAGTGACATCAATGTTCATCAGGTCTACTAAGTGACCTACACCAATGGCTACACTATCAAGTCTATCATCAGCTAACAAAGCTCCCCTATCTTGAGTGATCCTTGTCATTTGATATAAACAAGAATACTTAGGTTCTTTAGCCTTATGAGCAGTCTCATAGTCATCCCTAATACACTCAGGGGTAATGATCATTCTATGATTAGTAATAACAGGTTCAAGAGTATCAATGATCCTTAGTTCCTTCTGTCCCTTAGAGCGTACCTCTGTGAGACCACACTTGTGAACCTTATTGAGAACAGGTTCAAGAAGCTTAAGGAACATACCATCACCAAAGTTACCTTCACAGACAACCTCATGGACATTCCATAGCTTTGCTGTCTGTGCTAACGTATTGAGTGTCTCATCAGAGTAACCACTCTTGATACCACTTACTCTATGTAGATAGATAAAACCATTAAGATAATAAACAACTGAGAATCCTGTCTCATCCTTACCTCGACCTGACGGGTCAACAGAAAGTATCCTATAGGTATACTTCTGGACCTCATTAGAGACAGTATGGTACTGATGATAAGAGTCACCTCTAAGACCTACCATAGGTAAATCTTCTATTTTATTATTATGATTAGGTAACCACACTATGTCCATAGGAGCTGACTCCTTAGGGAAGCTACCTACAATCAAGTCTCTCAACTTAAGAGGATACCTATCAGCATCACTCATAGAAGTATCAAGCATATACTGAAGCATGAAGCCAGCCATCTTATAGGATAACAATCGTTCCTCTAGGTCTTGTTCATCGAACCTAAGAGGGTCAGTTGGCTTCCACGCATACTTATCAGGATCGGTATCAAAGACATCAGCTATATAAGGAGCTAGTTTGTCTCCATAGGTATTCCTATGAGCTATGTCTTTAGGGTACCTAGCAGGCCAGATGCGAGTAGTATAACCTCTATCAAGAAGTTCATTATAAAGAGTATTCTCAGACTGAGGTGTACCCAAGTAAAGGATGGTACCTCCAGGCTTGATAATAGCGTCAAACTCTTTGACAAGCTCTGCTAGTCTCTCTCGCATAACCTGGGTAAAAGAGTTATTAGGAACCTCTACGTCATCAGCAATAATGAAGTCAGCACGACTACCAGTTAACTGTCCTGTGATACCAACTGACTTCACACTAGGGGAATGGTCAGGTTTACTAGGACCAACATCAAAGATATTAGCGGTATCCCTCTGTCCCTTACGAGCAGCCAAATGGTTAAGGAAGGGTAGTTCATTAATGATCTTCTTAATGAAGGAGGCATTAGCGTCTGCTCTCTCCTTAGACGCAGAGACAATCATAATCTTAATATTAGGATTCCTCCACAGTAACCACACAGCAAACGCACATGTGATAAATGACTTGGCTACACCTCGAAATCCCTGGATAATAAATCTCCTAGAGGGTAAATCTTGAATGGTACTAGCCATGTCCTCCTGAATAGGAGTAGGCTTAGGGAGTCCAATAGCTTTCCATACGATATACAGAAAGACTATGAAGGACTCCTTAGCCTTATTGAGGAAACCCTGTTCTTTATCAGAAAGGATTAATTCACTCATAAATATTATTGAAGTTCCATCTGTTCTTCTACAGCAGCCATGAGTTCACCAACTGCACTCTTCTGGCCCTGAGATTTAATATAAAGCATATCAATACCGTTATCCTTGAGAAGCTTAAGAATCTGTCCATAGAGCTGAGGTGTACGCTTATCAGGGTCTTTGAGATCATCAAGCATAGCCTCAGCAGTCTCACAGTGAATCTGAACAAGAAGCTCTTCAAGGGCACTATTAGAGGTATTAGTATCTTTAGTCATAGTCATTATTCCTTATCTAAGATACATTCATCATCAGGAAGATCAATATCCTTGTCTGTGATCTTATGTATCCTATGTCCTATAGGCATCTTCTTATCACCAGCTCTCATATTGTCTTTACCACAGAGGCGTCTAATGCGAATCTTAAAGATACATTGATCTCTATGGATTCTAAACACTAAGGATACACACTGAATAAAGATATACAAGATAGTAAGAAGAATAACCCAATCATTAAGTTCAATTCCAAACAATGTTACACCTGAGACTACAACAGGAGGAACTGACTTGACTATTTCATTTTTGAAGTCTAGTTCGATCATAGCTGGTACTCCTGGGTTTTCTAAGGGGTTAAAGCAGTTATAGGCCAACTTAGTGCTCCGTGTATTCTGAAAGTATGGTTAGTGAGATTATTAAATCCCATAATAATATGTACCTCCTAGAGGTAATAGGTAATATAACTAATTAACTTTATCCAGAGTACAGCTCCTTATAGTAAACTCATAAACATCTACAGTAGTCTCTTCCCCTGTCTCATAATCAATACTGTTCATTGTCTCACCAGTAGGAACCGTGTAGCTCTCCACAGGGAGCACCGCAAGGACATCACTAAAGGTAAACCCCAGGAACTTTGGGTCCAGCAGGGCGGCTCTAGTTTCGACCACCAGCGCCCCGCTAAGGCCACTATCGAGGTCCATGAGTATCAACTCCTTAGAAACTGGATGGAGTGTCTGAGAAGCCTCCACAGCATCTCGCAGGAGGGCCACTGGGGCGTCCGCAATGAGCATCTGGACTACAGGGTCAACCGTCAGATCGTCAACGGCAGGAATGGAGTAGTCAAATGATTCACTATGGACACCTCTAGAGTCAGGAAATTCATCCTTGTAGAAGTGAATACACCTCAAGATATAATCGTTACCATCTTTCTTGAATACACCACAATCCACTGAGTTTTCCCAATGGATACCATTAAGGTAACCACTAGGGGTACCCGAAGGCACCCCATAGTAGGCTACAAATCTATCACCACGATTAACGAAAGGCATATAGATATTCCTACCTTATAAGCTTAAAGTGTTGTTATTACTAATTATACAGCCATACGGGTTTCGATTTGAGCATCAGACATACCACCTTTGTTACTTACCATGACGCGGCGGAACCAGATTGGAAGAGTGTTGCCGTAGGCTAGACGGAGTGCCGTGCGTGGGCTGAAGGAGCCGTCGAAGGAAGTCCAAGAACTCCACCAGATAGCTTCATCAATATCAATACGCTTATACCCAACTCTGAATTGTGTGCCGTCTGCGTTTGTCTGGACGATCTTCAACTGTTGCTCGTTACGCAGCCAAGGGGCACCACCTAAACTACTAACAGTAGTACCGTCGTAAGAAGTGGTGTAGACATTACTACCTGTACTCCCTCGGCCAAATCCAAAATCAGATGTACCACCACTTGCGTTTTTACACGTCAAGAAGTTATACCATGTATTAACTGGGAGATCCCCACTCCCCACACCCATCGTCACCTCAGCAGCCACCGTGCATGTAGCAGGTTTGAGCTTCTGGACGGAGATGTTGTCAACCCACCCTGTGACCGTATTGTATGTGCGTAGACATACACGATGACTAGTATCAGTAGCCACAAATACAATCTCTTGCCCCCCACCATACGAGTATGTTGCACTATTTATACCGACAATATACAATCCCAACCCGCAAGGAGCCGCACTGGAAACGTGGAAGTTAACAGTGACTCGATAAGTCTTTCCTATTTCAGTATCTACATATTGGCGAAGTACATCTGTAGAGCCTGGAGCATTTGTAATTACGGCCCTTCCGTCTCCCCATGTAATAGAGTTAATATCCCATCCACTCACATCACTATCAAACGTCCCATTCGTAACCAACTCAACCCCATCAGCTTCACTCTTCTCAAAACACTTCATCAAAGGGGAGGTGAGGCGTTGGACGGAGATGTTGTCGAATTCGTTATATTCTGTATTTAACCCACCACTAAGGAGTGTTATATAAGTCACTGTACTAGTCGCAACAAAATCAAGCTCAAGCTGACCACTAACTCCTATATTACCGACCTCACCAAGTTGACTGCCACCACTAGTTGTTCCAGCGCGCAGTTTACAGTAACTAGTGTTGTAGCTGACGTTTACAGCTTTGAATTTATACTTAGTCCCAACTATCGTTGAAATATCCTGGACAACACCTGCATAAGAGTTGTTGTCTGTTGTTAAGCGGAGGCGTGAGTTGACAATAGACGGAACACCAGCGAGAATATTCCACCCATCCACATTCGTATCAAACCCACCATTATACACCAACTCCACACCATCAGGCTCTTCTGCCATATTGAAGTTGATGCCATTGTCACCAGATGTACCAGCAGCGGAGGCTACGGTGGTTCCTGGGAGGACGTAGGGCATGGGAGCAGGGGTGGCAGTGATCTGAATCTGTGTGACCCGCAGCTTCTCACCCAACTCAGTTTGGCTTCCAGAACCGATGTAGATATAGGGGTCAGCAACAGTGGCTACAAATGTCACTGAAGCGAGGCCGTCTACTACTGTTTCTGTTGATATAGATGGGGCTGAAACTATAAGTCTCGATCCATTACCTATTAGAGTCTCAATATTAGCACTAAGTGTGTATGTCGTACCAATAACTAAACCATTCAGACATGTATATAGACTACCACCAGTAACATTAAATAATACCGTATCAAATGTAACATCATGGGCTACATTATTCTTAGTCCAATTGCGAAGATCATCCTCTCCAACAGGCAGCAAATTATTATAACTCGGCCCACACCACACACCCTTATCGCCGTGGATAGCAGGAACATAGTCTGTTAGTTCGTTAACAGTGACGGTAGTAGCTTCGGTCTTGACGTAGGGTACAGGGCGATCTGTCTTAGTGAGTTGTGCTCCCCAGATGTAGATGCCTGAGACGCCATCGCCAACAAAGGGAACACGATAGTCTCCAGCATAGATATATAGATATACTGAGTCACTACTTGTAGTGGTAAACGACATACTGTATCTATAATATCCATCTCCAATATATTCTATTGTAACCACGGAAGAAGCAAGTGATTGGTATTCAAGAGAGTGGTCTGTAAGATTAAATACGGTACCAACATAAGAAGCTCCAGCTCCATGCGCTCTTAAGGAAAGCTGATCTACGCCAAATGATTTTGCTTCTATACTTAATGTATGTACTCCAGCGCCTAGTATCTTCCCTGAGTAAATCATATGTGCAGATGAGCTTGTAGTATTTGGTAGTAATAAATATGTTTCTTCGTCCACATTTGCAATAACTGACGACAAACTTTTCGTCCACGCCGCATTATCAAACTCTTCACTATACGTCAGTAAGTTGGTATAGCTAGGCCCACTCCACCAAAGCTGACCATCATCATTCAGATCAACAGGTTCATTGTAACCAACATAGCTCCCATCTTCCGCATACATCCTGTCACTATAGGACCAACTAGGATCAGGACCAACAGCACTACGCTGTCCACCATCTTCATATCGCCAGAGCAGTTGAACATCATCATACTTCGTAATCTTGCCGTACATACTGTCAGTCTGAGGAATCTCAATCCACCAAAGGCCAATGTTGAGGTACACCTTCTTTGGCTCATAGGCATCGACAATACAGAATGTGCCCTGCTGGTAATCACCAACATTGGGAAGATTCTGTGAGCGGATGACGTTATAACCAGCAATTGTCTTACTGTTCAACTCATCCAGAAAGTCCTTATTAGAATGGCTATGAGTGGATGCTGTCTGCAATCCAGCTTCAATATCTTCACACTCAGCTTGAGCCGCCTGAGCAGCATCTCTAGCGTTAATAGCGTCAGTCTTAGCGGAACTAGCAGTAGAGGCACTAGAGGAAGCCTCAGAAGCCTTAGTGGAAGCAGTAGAGGCACTCGTAGCAGCACTCGTAGCACTACCAGCAGCGGCACTAGCGTTACTAAGTGAACTAGCTGCACTGTTAGAAGCAGCAAGAGCACTAGCCTCAGCCTCAGTAGCTTTGGTTGTAGCAAGAGTAGCATTATCAATAGCTACCTGTGCCTTAGTGGTAGCCAATGAAGCACTATTGGAGGCATCACTAGCTTTCGTGGTAGCGGTAGCAGCAGCTACAATAGCTTCATCAGCAGCCTCCTCAGCATTAGCAACCTGTGTGCTTACCTGAGAGGCATAGCCAGCAGCAGCAGTCTCAGAGGCAGCCGCTGCGGTTGCACTAGCACTAGCGTTAGCAGCCCAATTCTGGGAACTAGTGGCACTCGCAGCAGCATTACTAGCGTTAGTAGCTGAAGTCTGCCCATCAATGACTACCTGTGCAGCAACAGCGTCACAAAGGTTCTTCTGAGCAAGAGCAGCGGTAGCACTATCTTCAGCTTTAGCAGCATGATGGAGGGCACTGTACTTACCAGTTTCAACAGCACTATCTTCAGGGTTCTCAGCCCATGCTTCAGCCAAATCAGCACTATTAGAAGCATCACTAGCTTTAGTAGTAGCTACGTTCTGGGAAGCCAGAGCAGCAGCAGCACTAATCTCAGCGGCATCAGCTTCAGCCTCAGCTCTATCACCTTGAGCCAACGCATCAAGATAGATGGTGTTCCCAAATGTATCAATGTAGTCTTTATTAACAGCATCTCCAGGGTCAACAGGATCGGCTACATTAACAATCCTTCTATCCTGGGCATCCAAGTCATCCGACTCATTAGGAACAATAGAGTTATTAACAGTATCGTTAGCCTCTTCAGAGATATGGATAGACTGAAGAGCGGAGATGTCCAAATCATTAGCAGTAAGAATAGAAGCATCTCTAAACTCAACAAGACGACTAGGATCAGTGATACGCTTAATAAGAATGAGTGCTCCAGTTGTAGGAACACTAAGAAAGTTAATGACTCGCTCACCTGAGAATACATAGTCAGTATCTCTTACCTGAAGTACACCATCAACATAGATATACACAAAGTCTTTCGACAGGTAATCAAAGATGATCTGGTACTCAGTGGTGGAGCCATCACCAGTATAATAAACAAAAGACGTAAAAGTTGTCATATGTTCTCCATTTAGCAAAGTTTTTGTATAGAAGGTGGGCAGAGTTACTACCCACCATGTTTACTGTTAGTTAATCTCTCAATGCCTCCTTATGATGCTCCTTAGCAAAGTTAATAAGGTGGGCTATAAACATCGGATCATTAGGCATAATAGTATTCTTAATGGAGTCCCAAAGGATACCAGCCTGTCTCTCCTTTTCTTTAGGAGTAAGATTCTTAGCACCAACAGCCGAACCAGCTAGGTTATAAGCTGAGGCACCTAGATCAAAGGTATCCTGAATATAACCCACAGCAGGGATATAACCAGCAACCTTATTACCTATTTTACCAGCCCTTGTTACATCAGAGGCATTCTGACGCATGGCTCGTTCTGTAGAGATAGTTGTCTTAGCTGCATCACTAGTTAACCCTAAGGCACCTGTAACAAGTGATAAGCCAGCAAGTCTAGAGTTCCTATCATACATACCTTTTATAGCTGCATGATACAAGAAGTCTGGGTCTTGCATATCTTTCCATGAAAACTCATCAACACCATACTGACGTTGAATATATTTCTTTTTCTTCTCAGGATCACTAATAGCATTAGCTCTCAGAGCAACTAGACCTAATGTCTGTAAGGATTGTAAAGCTGAGTCAATAAAGTATTCATACACAAAATCTTTATCCCCTTCGTAAGCGTAACGATTACCAG